CTTTCGCTATGGCGGCGGCGGCTTCATTTTTGAGTTTTTGTTCTGTGAGTTCTGCCCTTGTCGGCCTTACCCTCGCGCCTGGAAATTCGTTCGGAAGGATGCCGGGTTGAAAGTGGAGTTGGAAAGTGATTTTGTCGTTGAAGTCAAAGTTACAGGATTCCATGTCTAAGTCTTTGATACTGTCCGGTATTTCGACGCTTAGATACTGCTTTACTATTTCGTTGTTTACTACCAGACTGACTTGTACGCTGTCCCTGATTTTCGCTAATACTGTGTTTGCCTTCATGGTTTAGTCTCCTTTTGCCCGACGCCCTTTGTCGTCTGTCGGCTTTGCTTGCTTACACTGCTTATTTCGGCAGGTTTGGTTATTTCTGGAGCCTTTTTCGCTGCCAGATTATGCGGGTATTTAACCCTCGGTGCGGCGTTACTTTGTTCGGTTGTTCTATAACGAAGCATAAGGCATTCCGGTGGATTCTTCAAGCCTTATTATTGAATTAAACCAGGCCGCGAAATCCGCATATGGCGCTATTCCGGCGGCTTCCTCGAAACACCCCCTTATTTGCCAGATTGCCCAGTATTTCGGCGCTTGAATAAGCGCGGGGCTTCCCGTAAGCTGAAACGGAAATCTACCATAATAACGGGGGGTGATTTAAACGAAGGACATCGAATTAATAAAGGCCATAATCGGCCAAGCGACCGGATCGGAATACTATCATAAGTTTTCGCCGATTCCGGGCTTTCCGGTTATCACGGATGGCGTAAGGGCGCTGGCCGAAGCCGCCGAATGTTTCTGGCTTCTTGATGTTATAGGAAGCTATCAATCAGACGGGCGGCTTGATCGGGGTTTTCAGGTTTGGGAATTAGTACGTGACGCGGCTGGGGACGGCGCAACCGTTACCGGCGCTAACGATGAAACGCCCGTCGTAACGCAATACATTCCTTATACGGACTTTCCGCTGGACGAAATAAAGCTATACTTATGCGACGGCGTAATAATGATTCCGTCTGAATACTGATTGGAAAATACTTCGATTGAAGAAAACCGCAAAAGCCCTTAAGATGTGCTTAGAAACGCCGAAATATGGTGTGTAAGGAAAAATCAAGGGGGATCTCAAAATGAATAAAGAATTTTCGATAATCGACTTTGCCGAACAGTACCAAGTAAGCGTAAGCACCAAACGGGACTTCGCAGGGGATGAAGTCTTTAAGGTAGAAGGAATTGACGCGGATATCTGGTCTTACAATCTAAAAGACTTGGTGCGTGAATACGAAAAGTTTTTAGGATTGGAGTAAACCAAGTCAGACATCCGGGGGGACGCGAAATGTCAGACATGATAAACGAACTACTAGGGAAGGCAAAACTGGCGGCGGACATGTACAAAACCGGCCAGATAACCCGCGAAGCGGCAATCGAAGCTATTAAGCCATACGCGGAAGTATTCAACACGAAATCGGCGGAAATAGCAAAGAAGTACAACCGGAAACCTAAAAAATTTAGCTTTGCAGGTTTTTTACGCTAAGTCAAAATAAACACATTTTTTGGGGGGCGTAAAATGGAACATTCAGACACGCCGATAAACTTTGACTGCCTTGTAAATGAAATCTTGGGGATTGAAACCCTAGAAACCCGCAACAGCGACGTTCTTGACTTATATGTAGTATCTGTTTGGAACCTGAAAAAAGTAATTGAAATAGTATTCGAGGAAGGCCGGAAAGCGGCGAGTAAATAAAACACACGGCGGCGGCTTCCATGCGAAGCCGCCTTTTATTGGAAAAAGCTTCGATTGAAGAACATCGTAAAAGCCCTTAAGATATGCAGTAGAAAGGCCGAAATATGGTCTGTAAGGAAAAGAAAGGAGGCGTAAAATTTAGCCGCTTGAAAATCACCTCGAAAGATCGTAAAATGGGGTTAATGATAATCGAGCGAGAGGGGTGATTAAATGCAAGTAACGGAGGGGGTGGAAAGCATGGCATATGAAACGAAAGTTATATTGAACGCCTTGGCCTATATCATCCGAAACGCGGACAGCCTTAAAGAAGCATACGAGGCGTTGGAGGAAATGGCGAATGCGGAAGGCGTGGTACTTAAGCCCTTCGAGGAAGCGAAAGAAGAATAGCAAAATAGGAAAGCCCGCCGGAAAACTCCGGCGGGCTTTCCCCTTGTGTGGTTAGAAATGGAAAATACTTCGATTGAAGAACTTCGGAAAACCCCTTAAGATATGCAATAGAAAGGCCGAAATATGGTTTGTAAGGAACAAAAATCCAAAAGGGGGATTCACAAATGGCAATGGCAAGAATTATTTATCTTGATAAGGACGGCAACGAGAAAACAATATACGAAGGTGGCTATAACGGCGGCGGTTGGCGGGAATGGTTACAAAGTATTAACCGTGAAATAAATGATATTGATAAGCTGGTATCATTTGATGATGAAGGCTAATAAAATCCATTACGCAGAGTGACGGCGGGATGCCCGCCGGTAATGCGGCATAGCTGGTCACAAGCCCAGCCGCTAAAATCCAAGGGGGATCATAAAATGTCAGAATGCAAATGCAAGTTTTATGAGTTGGATAATGACGCCAAGGCCGAAGCCGAAGCGTGGGCGGCGGGCATATCCGAAGCCGAAATAGCTATGATGGAAGCCTGTTTTTACGAACCAGACGAAAAAGATTCGAACCCGGTTTCACAATGCGGTGAATTTTGCAAATACCTGCGTTCAGGCAAAGGGCACCCCGGCGAATATATAGACTTCTGCGCCGCGCCGGGAAATGAGCATATAATCCATACGGAAACAAACATATCAGAAGTTATATAATACGCGGCGCGGGGTTATACCCTGCGCTGCTTTTTTCCAGTCATAAGGACTTGAGATTAATCTAAATGCGCCGTAATATGTGGTGTACGAAAAAAACAATATAAGGGGGATTTTTAATGAAATGGCAGTATGAATATGCCGAAAAACTCAAAGGTTTGGAGTTTGAGGAATCCGAAAAAGAAGATGGGATCGCAATCCTAAAGAAATTTACCGAATACAATATGGAAGGTTACCATATTGACGAAATTCTTTCCATGCTTTTAGCCGAATTTGGCCGGGAAAATAAGGCGCTTGAAAAATTTGGGGAACAATTCAGCGGATACTATACGGAAAAACGCGTATATAAAAAACCACGTATATAAATAACTACGTTAGTATGGGCGGCGCGGGGATAATCCCCGCGCCGTTTCACGTTACGAAAGGGGACGGCGCGGATGAAGCCAACGCGCTTTATGTTACCTACATCAAAATACGTAAAATCGAATGCAGACCGGGTTGTGGGGTTCATTAACGCGCTTTGTCACACAAAAGGGGCGTGGCACGGCCAGCGTTTTGACCTGATAGATTGGCAGGAACAAATCATCCGAGATATATTCGGGATCGTCAAACCAGACGGATACCGGCAGTTTAATACGGCGTATATTGAGATCCCGAAAAAACAAGGCAAGTCAGAATTGGCGGCGGCTGTGGCTTTATACCTTACGTGCGGTGATGGCGAGTATGGCGCGGAGGTTTACGGCTGCGCGGCAGACAGGCAGAACGCGTCCATAGTCTTTGATGTGGCGGTTCAAATGATCGAACAATGTCCGGCGCTGAAAAGCCGGGTGAAGCTTGTCCTGTCTCAAAAGCGAATTGTATTCATGCCGCTGCGAAGCGTGTATCAGGTTTTATCATCCGAAAGCTATACAAAGCATGGTTTGAATGTCCACGGCATAGTATTTGACGAACTCCACGCGCAGCCGGATCGCCGGTTATTTGACGTAATGACACACGGTTCAGGTGACGCCAGGAAGCAGCCGCTTAACTTTTTGATTACCACGGCGGGCACAGACCATAATACCATTTGCTATGAGCAGCACCAAAAAGCGGATGATATCCTGCAAGGCCGGAAAGCCGACCCATCATTTTATCCTGTGGTCTACAGCGCACCGGACGATGCGGACTGGACAAGCGAAGACGTATGGTGGGAAGTGAACCCATCGTTGGGTGTAACAGTTGATATTGATAAATTACGCGCGGCTTGTGAAAGCGCGAAGCAGAACCCAGCAGAAGAAAACCTATTTCGGCAGCTTCGTTTGAACCAATGGGTGAAGCAGTCGATCAGGTGGATGCCGATGGACAAATGGGATGCCTGTGCTTTTCCGGTGGATGCCGAAGCGTTGCACGGGCGGGCTTGCTATGGCGGGCTGGATCTTTCCTCCGCGTCCGATATTACCGCGTTTGTCCTGGTCTTTCCACCCTTGGATGAGAATGATAAATACTCAATCCTGCCTTACTTTTGGATTCCGGTTTTAAATATCCCGCTGCGTGTCCGCCGCGATCATGTCCAGTATGACAAATGGGCGGATCAGGGATATCTTTTGACCACCGAGGGCGATGTCGTTCATTATGGATATATCGAAGCTTTTATAGAGGATTTAGGTAAAATCTATAACATAAAAGAGATCGCGTTTGATCGCTGGGGTGCCGTTCAAATGTCGCAAAACCTTGACGGCCTTGGTTTTACCGTGGTGCCGTTCGGCCAAGGGTATAAAGATATGTCACCGCCAACTAAGGAGTTTATGAAGTTGACGCTTGAACAAAAGCTGGCGCATGGCGGACATCCGGTACTGCGATGGATGTGCGATAACATATATATTCGTACAGATCCGGCGGGCAATATCAAAGCGGACAAAGAAAAGTCAACGGAAAAGATAGATGGCGTCGTGGCAACGATTATGGCGCTGGATCGGGCGATCCGTCACGCGGGGGATTCGGAAGAAAGCGTGTACGACAATCGCGGGCTTCTGGTTATATGATGGTAAAAGGTTCTATTGAAAAGAAGTAACACAGCCCTTAAGATTATCATGCTTACACCGATTACGAAGTGTAAGGACAATAATCTGGGGGGATTCAGTATGAGTAAGTATAGGATTGATGAATTTAGAATCGTCAACGGGCATCGTGGGTTGCATAAGCGTTACTACCTTGAAAGTGAAACGATTGACGATGCAAAGGCCAAAGCCGAGGCGGACAAGGAAGCGGAAACTGTATCAATCGAAGTTATGAAAGTCGCGGATAACTAATACGTAAGCCCACCGGCCACCCGGCGGGCTTTTTTAGTGACCATGAAAGGGGTGATGAATTATAAGCATATTTTCAGGATTATTC